TGAACATGTCCTCAACTTTATCCGGATCGTCCTGCATGACTGCGCCAGAGAATCCCGGCCCAGGATAGCCGCCGCGCCCACCGGTGATCTGCCCTCCCATCGATTTACTGACGACTTCAAACACTGTACGGCCTTGCGTATCAGACAGCTGCCACTCCTCCGCTTGATCCGTCTTGAATGTTGACGGCCACAGGTATTGCCAATGAGGAGACTTGATCAGATCTTTGGTCCGGCGAGAGTTGCGCTTAACGAGGCTGTCAGCAAAGGATAGATTAAGGAAGCGACACCTGCGTTCAACCTTGATGTGGGCATAGGCTGGCAGAAAGACGCTCCAAAACTCGGTCTTTGTGCCGCCAGGAGGAAGGTTGACGATTATATTGCCTTGGCTTCCTGCAACCAGGCTATCGACTGTGCCGGCCATCAGCCTGTGATGCCAGTTGACCATCAGCTTTTCGCCCATAGTCAGCTGGAATTGAGCGCGAACAAAGGTCAGAAAGTCGTGTTCAGATAGCGCCTTTACGGCCTGGCGCCTGGATTCGTCGAGGTCTTCCCATTCGAGCAGGTCGCTCATTTATCGTAGTAAAGCTCAGGCGGAGAAACTGAGAAGTCAGGATCTGAAAAGTGGTTAATTATTTTTAGCGAGTGGTCCAGAGAGTTTCGAAAATCATCAAGGGCACGCGTTGCTATGGCGCTGCACTCATCAGACCGGCAATCTGGTAGATCTTCTATTTTCTTAAGCGCGTCTATTAATATTTTACTCATTTGATCTGCCCTCATTCAGGAATCGTCATCCATCTGACTATCTTGACGGTTGCCGGGATGTTGAACCACTCGCCTTGGTCGGCGTATATGTCCGCTATGCCTCCGCCACCGGATCGGCCGGGCCATGCGCCGCTATATTCGGCAATCACTACCTGGCGATCGGGTGGCATGGTGCCGTCTGATACCCATGGCGATCTGCGAATCAGTGCACCCCGCTTCCTCAGGCAGCCACCAATGCACAGCTTGTGGCTCTTGTCTGGGTCTGTGCAGAGCTAGGTCATTATCAGCCTACATCCAGCCAATCTTCGGCCAGCTGATCTGTCTGTGATGGCAACCAAGGCACTCGGCTTTTAGGCGCTGCGTCGTTGTCCGTTTGAAGGCCAGTGGTGTCAATGAAAGTATACGGGCTGGTCATTTTGCTATTCTCATCAGGGAGTTGCATCTGGATGAAAATACCCTTTCCGTTCCAGCCTTCGCGGGCTACTTTTCGGCCAGCTTTGAGTTCGTGCAGTGCTTGTCCATAGTTCATGTTATTTCCCCATCATTTTCAGTATGGCGTTGTTGGCGATCTTGGCAGGCTTGAGGCCGCGGCCGCACTGGTCGGTGAAAGCAACGTCATAGCAGATCGTATCGCTTTTAGGCAGATCACCCGGCTGATCCATCAGGCCCATAACAAGGCAATTCTCAGCCCAAGGCTGCTTTCGGTCGGATGCGTCGAGTATGGCGCGGTGCTGGACGATCATGTGAGGCTCCCTGGCTGACTGACTATCGTTGATATTGGAGTGATGCTGACTGAATACCCCGCTGCCAGCAGGCTGTCTATTTTATCCTGTCCAATAGCGCAATTATGAATTATCAGGATCTTTGTCCCAGACTCCATCTCGGCAATGATCTCTTTGAGATCTGTGGACTCCCAGACACCTGTGGATTGGTAAAGGCTCCAGTTGACTTTGCGCTGCAAGATCACCCCGCGGGATCCATAACCACAGTCTCGCGCTCGAAGTGCATGTCGCCATACCAGCGGCAGACTCCCTTGCGGTCTTTGACCATGACGCTGTTGGTGCTGAAGGCGACAACCTCGTAGCTCTCGCCCTCGGTTAGCTGATCTTCAAATCCGGCGTTGTCTTTGCATTTGATTTCGGTCATTTTGGTGCTCCTGGTGTTGGTCGGTTATCGAAATAAGCCCCTGGCAAACTCCACAACGTCAAAGAGGCAGGCTGTGGCAAATAGGCCGAGCGCGACATTGGCCAGCATCGCAGAAGGCTCGTACCCGTTGCCGTGACCTATCGCGCTTGCTATTAGAACTAGGCCGAAGAATATAACAGATCTCATTTTGGCGCCTCCTGAATGCTTATTGGTAATGTCATGAATTATAGCAATCAAGGGGCTAGTGTCAAGCGCTAAGGGTAATCAGCTACAAGAAACCCTGGCAGCAGCGCCGATCGCGGCTATGGTGAAGTACGAGCCGCCAGCAAGGAACACTATTGCGATCAAGAAGTCATTTACTGACCGACAAATGGCGGCTGTCGTCAGGTAGGTTCCGCCGAGAATTACACAAACAAATCCAAGCACCAGATTGCCGATCATAATTTATCCGCCACATCACTCAGAGCCTTGGCATCGACAACCGCGCTCTTGGTTTCGATCGGGCCGCCGCCAGGGCCGGAGAGTTCCTGGCGCTGAGCCCAATTCTTAGACGCACGCTGCCGGTTGTTCAGCCAATAGGCGATCGCAGTGGCATCTGGCGGATAATGCTTAACAGTGTCATGCGTGATGATCTCGCCAGCGAACTGAAAAACCTTCTCTTCGGGGCATGAATATCCAAGGGCTCGATGGTATAGCGATTCGCTTACTTTAGCGTCTGCAATCTCCCCACCCTCTTTTATGGAGTCGGAGAATTCAGGGTGAATCTTCTGCCATTCGTAAATAGTGTCTTTATGGACCCCGAACAATTCAGCCATCCGCTCCATAGTGCAACCCAGCAGCCTGAACTTGTAGGCGTGCTCAGGATGGTAATCAGGATCGTACTTTGTCGGCTGGCCGGCGGGCATCTTACTTCTCCACGGCCACGATCTGGAACTTGTGCTTCGGGTGATGCTGAGTGACCAGGAAGGTATCCTCGCCGTTCATGGCAGCCTTGAAGACCTCCTTGCCCCCGGTGCGCATGAACTCACGCAGAGACTTCTGGTTATCTTCGGTGGCGATTTTAGGTTTAGACATTTGAGCTTCTCCGTATTGGTTTATTAATTGTCGTGCTTTGGTGGCTCTAGGTCAAGCCTTGTGCGTATTTATATATTTTCTGACATATATCACGAGGAGTTTGCGGCAGGTTGCGGCAAAGTCGCGGATCTAAGGGCTTTGGTCGCACGATTTGCGACAGAAATCATTTTAGGTTAGTGAGCGCTTACTTCCTTATAAGTGTATGTAAATAAAGGTAAAGGTATTCTACTACTACTACTACTACTCTTTATTTTCTCTTATATTCACCTATCTGCCTCGTTGCCTCAGCCCCCTTGTGTTTTTCATAAACGTCTATATTTGGTTATATTTTGATCAATTCATGGATTCGGATTCAGACACACACATCTATGGAAGCGACATTGCGGCAAAAACCACTGTTTCTCTTGTAAATCATAGTGTTAGCTTGCCTCAAGCTTGCGACAATGGGGTGTTATTTTGCGGCGCCGTCGCAGTTTGCCGCAGACCTGTATCGTGAAACATTACAAGCGTTGTAAATAGACCTTACTAGTTATAATATGCCTTACCGACTAAGAGGAGGCACAAAATGCAGTCAGACATTCAAGTGTCAAGCATGGAATTCGACACATTGCCGAGTTATCGGAAGTGGCCGTTTTCTAACATGGCGATAGGTCAAACTGTTACATATGACAGAAAGGCCGACCCAGATATGGCTAAGAAAGCACAAAATTACTGTGGGATTTATGGCCGGGCTAATGGTAAAAAGTTCGAATCTCGCACTGTCAACAAGGATGGTAAAAAGGTTTTGGTTATTCGGAGAATTTCGTAATGATGATCTACAAGCTCGCAACTGACACAAAATGGCACAAGGCGGAAGGATATATCCACTTTGACCCCTTTATGGGCATGAAGGTAGGCGATGCTGTCGGATGGCATATCGAGACTCACTACAGCGCCGTGAAGAAGGCGCGCGAGCATTGCTATCGGTACAACGAGAACAGCCCTTATAAATTCACCACCGAGAAGCGCTATGTACTGGCGGACTATGGCCCTGATCTGGTTATGCAGCCGAAGCGCGTCAAAGATGTCGGCGAGGCGTTCCTGATCATCACCAAGGTCAAATAACGCTTGACGTGTGTTTTATGTCGGGCTATCTTGATCAGGACAAACGAAAACAACGGAGCAGAGTTATGCCAAAACTAACAATCGATAACCCAACCGACCAGCTTTACCCAACCCGTTACGGTGTGCCGACGTTGCAGCTTGGCGACGGTGCTACTCTGGTAAGTAATGTGGTCGGCCCTGAAGGTTTCGCCGGTATCTGTTTTGCGGAAGCGCCGTCACCAAAGGGTGTAGGAGTAGACCATAAAAACAACCCTGGAGCCGATATTAACGAGATTGGCGCATATTTCCAAATATTAACACAGAATCCGAAGTCGCTGGATGTGTTGATCAAGGCTTTGAAGCGTGCGAAATCAAGCCTAAAAACGAAGTAAATTAACACGGAGTCAAAAACATGACCGACCTAATCAAAATCGAAAAAGTAACCGCCGTCGACGTATTCAACAACGATGGCCTCGACCCGCTCCTGGCACAGATTAAGGAGGAGGTGCGCAGCTTCGTGCCGGACCTGACCACAGCCGGCGGCCGGAAGGCTATCGCGTCACTGGCGGCCAAGGTGGCCAAGTCGAAGACCTACCTGGACAGCCTGGGTAAAGACCTTGTTGCCGACCAGAAAGCCACCATCAAAAAGGTTGATGCCGAGCGCAAACGGATGCGAGACGACCTGGACCTGCTGAAAGTCGAGGTTCGCAAGCCTCTGACCGACTGGGAAAACAAGGAAAAGGATCGCGTTGAAAATCTCACTAGGTTGCTGGATACGCTCAAGGCGATGTCAGCCGAAGTTAATCCGGAAACCTTCGCTGAATACACGTCCGCAGAACTGGCCATCATCATGAAGAACGTCGAAGCCATCGACATCGGTGACGACTGGGACGAGTTCAAATCTGCCGCTGAACAGGCAAAAGAGCAGGTGCTGGGCTCGCTTCACCTGTCGTTCACCAACCGCAAAAAGGCCGAGGACGATCAGGCAGAGCTTGAGCGGTTGCGCCGAGAGCAGGCTGAGCGTGAGAAGCGCGAGCACGAAGAAACCATCGCCCGCGAGGCCGCGGAGAAAGCCGAGCTCGAAGCTGCTGAAAAGGCAGAGCAGGAGCGCCCCCGGGTTGAGCAGGAGCAGCAAGCGGCGCAGCGTAAAGCCGATAAGGAGCGTCAAGCCGCACAACAGAAGCTTGAGGATGAGCGACTTGCCCGCGAAGAATCTGAGCGCCAGGCAGTCGAGGCCATCGAGCGCGGTCGTGTTGTCAAGGAAAACGCAGAGCGCATGGCCGCTGAATCAGCTGAGCGTGAGCGCATCGCCAAAGAAGCCGCGGAGCGTGAAGCTGCCGAAGCAGAGCAGCGCCGCATCGATGGGCTCAAGCAGGCAGAGGAGGACGCTGCACGCCGTGAGCAGGAAGCCATTGATCGCGAGCGTAATCGCCAGTTGCAAGAGAAGGCAGACGCCGAAGCAGCAGCCAGGAAGCGCGAGGCTAACACCAAGCACCGGGGCGGGATTAACCGCAAGGCTATGGAGGCGATTGTCGAGTCTTGTGGCCTGACCGATGAGCAGGCCAAGGCGGTTGTTACCTCTATCGCCAAATGCGCAATCCCGTCCGTTTATATCTCGTACTAACACCGATCCACCGCCGTACCCGCTGGCGGTGGTAATGTCTAGCGGGTACGGTGGTTGTCCGCTCTCCGTTTAACTTCAGGAAGTAAATATGAGCAACGCATATTATAACGAGTTCGATCCATACGCTGCTCAGTGGCTCAGAAACCTGATCAAAGCAGGTCATATCGCAAAAGGGGTAGTCGATGAGCGAAGCATTGAGGACGTACATCCAGATGAACTTATTGAATTCACACAGTGCCATTTCTTCGCCGGGGTCGGAGTCTGGTCCCTTGCCTTGCGCCGAGCTGGGTGGCCAGACGATCAAAAAGTTTGGACAGGCTCTTGTCCCTGCCAACCTTTCAGCGCGGCAGGCAAAGGCGCTGGGGTTGATGACGAGCGGCATTTATGGCCCACGTTCTACCACCTCATCACTCAGTGCCAGCCTGACCGAATCTATGGTGAGCAAGTTGCAAGCAAAGACGGCCTCGGTTGGCTCGACCTTGTACAAACTGACCTGGAAGGAGCGGGTTACGCCAGCGGGGCGGTTGATCTCTGCGCTGCGGGCGTCGGTGCTCCGCACATCAGGCAACGGCTCTGGTTTGTTGCTGAAAGGTTGGCCGACGACCAGGGCGAACAACGCCCACGGAAAATGCAAGAGTCGGGAGAACAATCCGGAGTTAGCCGCGAAGGAAAGCAGACTCGAGGACGTTGTGACTCTGGCGGGGTGGGCAACCCCGGCAGCCAGGGACTACCGTTGCGCCAATGCGAAACCCTGGAGCGAGCGGGGAGGGGGCAAGAAGGGGGAGCAGTTAAACAACCAAACGGTTCACTTGGCGGGCTGGCCAACACCGATCAAGAGCGACAGCAGGGGCAGCGCCGGGGCAGCGCCGCGCAAGATCAGAGAACTACCGAACGCAGTCAAATTAGCCGGATGGGCGACTCCGACAGCGCAGGACCACAGCCGGGGCAGCAAGCCGCCGCGCCCGCAGGACACGGGAGTACCACTGTCGCAGATGGTAGCGGAGTGCGGCCCGGCCCGACTAACGGCCTCTGGCGAGATGCTGACTGGCTCCACTGCCGAGATGGAAAGTGGAGGCCAGTTGAACCCGGCACATTCCAGTTGGCTCATGGGGCTACCTCAAGAGTGGGACGACTGCGCGCCTACGGAAACGCTATCAACGCTGAAGCGGCGCAGGCTTTCATCGAATCAACGCTTTGAATAGGAAGTACCTCTATGATCATGACGACAGAGCAAATCAAGGAAGCGGCCGATGCCATATGCAACAGTAGGTCACCGGTACCAGAGCCTGAGCCAGAACAGAAGATCCGCAGGGTTGACGTTGACGCAAAACTTGCCGAAGTAAAAGACAAGCACGACGACTGGTTTGATGGATTATGATCGATATCGTCAGCGACGAAGTAACCGAGAAATTCATTGAGCTGGTCACGACCGGCGGGTATATCGATGACCCGCTGCACGCGGTCAAAAGCCTGTCACAGATCAACTCCATCCCCTACCACCAGGCAGTCATCGACCTTCTCCCCAGCTGCCAAGAATTCACCGAAATTAGCCCGGAAGCGGTGCTATTTGAGCAGAGTAGATCTGGCAAATGGGAAACCTGGCCGGCGATCAAGGAAACGGTTGAGGATGGATTAACCTGCACATCGATCTGCGACGATAGCCTGCTGGGCAATTACACCCGGCAGATCTGCGGCGCCGTCCGGTTCCCGATCGAGACCGCGTTTCTGCACGGCCTGGCGGTCGTCGGCTCGGCAATGACCCGCCACTTCAAATATGAGATCTACGGCAGGGAGGACAATCCGGTAAACCTCTACACCGTCAGCGCGCAGCCACCATCAAGCGGCAAGTCCGCCGTCAACGACTTCTTCACCAAGCCTGTTTGGGCCGCATATACCGAGCTCAACAAGGCAAACGCCATCGAGCGGATGGAGATCGAGGAGCAGTTGGACGACTTGGCAGCCGAGAAAAAGCAGGCCACCAACACGCAGGAAAAGGACGAAATCAATCGGACCATGGCAGAGCTGCAGCAGCGCTATGGAGAAACGCCGATCTATCGCTACTCAGTCGACGACATCACCCCGGAATCAATGGAGGCGATGGCTGGCCAGCAAAACGGCATGGTCAACGTAATTTCCGATGAGTCCGACGTGGTTAACATCGTCCTTGGCGGCGTCTATAGCGGCGAGAAAAAGACCAACAACAGCATATTCCTCAAGATGTTCGATGGCGGCTGGCAGTCATCGGCACGGATAACCCGTAAGGGCTACAACGGCAGTGTTTACGGCACGTTCGCAGTGCTGGCGCAGGATGAGTCGGTCAAGTCGATATTGCAGGCCGGGCAGCTAGGCAGGGGCATCTCCGAACGGTTCCTGATAATGCGAGAGCCGAACATCCTGGGGAAGCGCGACTTTACAAAGTATCAGGCGGTCGACCCAGAAACCCAACGGGCTTACCTGGGGCTAGTTCACAACCTGGTCAACGCTGATAAAACCATCCTCCGATTCGATATGGAAGCCATCAGTAAAATAAACGAATACCGCAACGGGATCGAGAAGGGCCTGGGTGACGGCGGCGAGTATTCAAACTCTATGCTCCGGGGCGCACTTGGTAAGGCTGACAAACAGATATGTAAAATCGCCAGCGTTCTGCACGGTGTCGAAAACTACCAGCTATCCAGCCAGGGGCCGAGCAACGTAGAAACCGCTACGGTAGAGCGCGCAATCGCCATGTATGACCAGCTGAAGGATGCCTATATCTATGCTACCGATAGCCAGGGCTTTGCCGGTGACGGTGCTGCGATCGGCCTGATAGCGGACAAGCTGCGCAAGATGGTCGATGAGGGCAATCACATCACCACGATTCGCAAGATTTATAAGCGGGTCGAGAAATCGCCATTGTTCAAAAACTCGTCATCACCGACGCGATACATCAAGGATACCTGCCTGCCGAAGATGATTAGGCAGGGGTATATAGCGGTCTCCGGTGACAAGGTTTATATTAACCCTCGGATCAATGATAGCGCTTGACGTTAGGTTGTTAGTGGGGTAGGATTTGGTTTTTACTTCAAACAAGGTGGCGAAGATGAAAAGAGCAGTTTGCGGTGTAGCTGGCTGCGACATCTCAGTAGGCATAGCTGTTCAGTCGGCTGGTAAAAAACGCGTGTACAGAGGGTGCGTTTTCAAGCCTTGGACTTGGCTGAAGTTCGAATACATTTCCGTGATCGAGCCACTGCATGCCGATCACGCCGCCGCCATCGGTGTTATTACTGACGTCATCCGGCCAGGCGACCAGGGAGTGGTAGTTAAATTACGTTAAAGACAGAGCGAACAAACATTGAGAGATAAGACCATGAAAGAACTCAACCAGATCGTTACCGAAAAAACCGCCCTGATGATCAATGATGGCACCATCGAGAATATGATTTCAGAGCGCTTAGAATCCACCATCAAAGATTCAATCGAGTCGGCTATGCGCTCCTACAGCGACTTCGGCAAGGCGATCACTGAGAAGATTGAAGCATCTATACAAAACGCAGCGCGGAAAGTTGAGATTCCTGAATACAACCAGTTCATCAAACAAGTGGTGATGGACAAGTTCTCACAGGTGCTTGAGGAAAACGCCGTATCTCACCTCGCTGAGCTGATCGAAAAAGCTCTCCCGCCTATCAGCAAAGAAGCCAAGGCTTCACATCTGATGGATAGAATCCGCGAAGCCTGGGAAGGTGAAGCCCGAGAGCACAACAAGCAAGAGATTGAAATCAGCGTTGATGAAAACGACTCGGGGGAGGTGTTGTATGTCACGTTTAATCACCCTGAATACAATTTTTATTCAGTCAAAGCGACGTTCTATAACTTCGGTCGCAATGGCAACACCACCTGGCACATCGGTTACATCAACGAAGGCGGCAAGGCCGTAACTGGGCGCTCTTCAAAAGGCGCAAGCATCCACCGAAACAGCGTTACCGATCTACTTTTCCAGTATTACGCGATGGGAACAGAGTTTGAAATGGATGAAGAATTTGAAAGCATCGATGTGGGTTATGACCACCAAACCGACTTCCGTTAAAGCCCTGCGCGTAGGGCCTTGCGATGACTGCGCAGGGTGTGATTTGACAAGCAACCGATAACCAGTGCGGAAAAATAATCATGGCAGAAGACGAGCCCAAAGCAGAAGCCTCTGAGCCAACAGAATGTAAATTCTGCCATTACACAATTGTTACAGACGATTGGTTTTACGGTTGCGATTGCTGTGGTGCTGAAAGCTGCCCCGACTGCGCGGGCCGGTGTGGCTGCGAATCAGAACCAAGCGAATTTAAGTAGGAAAAGTTGAACTTGTAACGATTGCTTACAGGTTGGCGACTAACAAAAACAACCACGGGAAAATTGATCATGACCCAGCGTAAAACATGCCACGGATGCGAACACCTATCCTGCAATCAGACCGTCATGAGAATGAAGGTTTGGCACTGCACGGAGACTGAATACGTCATCCCTCACAGCTCCGAAAGGCTCGATAGTGGCGAGTGGAAGTGTACGTTTTGGAGAGTGCCGATGGATTGCCCGCTTCCTGATCACGAAGTTCTGAAAAGCGAGAAGCAAGCACCGAAGAGAGACTGGATTGAAACAACCGAAATCTAATGCGGAAAAATTGACCATGAAATCAGATGCGATGGTACAGAACGAGCTGCTTGAGGCAGAGGCGCAGATCAAGGCGGTATGCTCAAAGTACGGGCTTAAGTTGACCGACTCAATGGGCTTCCACGCTCTCGAATTGATCAGCACTCAAGAACACCCCAGCGGCGATCTGCATGTGGTTTCAATGGCGTTCGACCCAAACGAAAAGTAAAACGTAAAAACTGATCATGGAGACAACCTATGAAGAATCTGCGTGACTATCAGCAGGGAGTGCACGACGACACGATAGCGCATCTCAAGTCAAAGCAAGGCGTCGAGCCAGTAGTGATCGATGCCAGCGTGGGCGCAGGTAAGTCCCTTCTGATCGCCTATCTCTGCCAGCACGTAACCAGCAAGGGCGGCAAGGCGATGGTGCTGGCCCGTCAGGGCGAGCTGGCCGAACAGAACGCAGAGGAAGCATGGTGCATCGGCCTTGAAAACTCCAAATTCAGCGCCAGTCTACGGTCAAGATCGACGCGCCATTCAACCATATTCGGCACCGAAGGGACGGTGGCTAGGGCGTTGGATAAAGAGTTGGCCGGGTATGCCCCGGATCTGCTGTGCATCGATGAATCGCACATGGTCGCCTATGACGACCCCGAAACGCAGTTCATGCAGATCATTGAACACTTCCAGCGCATCAAGCCCAAGATGCGGATCGTTGGGTACACCGGCAGCCCGTACCGCGGCATCACATCGATCGTCGGCCACTTCTGGAAAAAGAAGGTGGGCAACATCTCGACTGAATACCTGATCGATAACGGATGGCTTGTGCCACCGGTGTTCGGATTCCCGCTTGAGTCTGACGAAGAGTTCAAGTTTGGCGATATCCAGACTCGGAACGGATCGGCAGAGTTCGATGAGAAGCAGTTGAACGCCGTGGTTATGGAAGACAAAACGCTGACCCACCGTATCATGCTGGAGGTTGTTGAGCGCTGCAAAGACCGCCACGGGATCCTGATCTTTGCGGCCACCAAGCGACACACCAAAGAGGTTAAGCAGGGTCTGCTGCTGGCCGGCGTCGATGAACACCAAATCGGCATCATCACCGAGTCAACCAAGAATGCAGTCCGCCGCGACATCCTGGCCCGGGCCAAGGCCGGCGACTGCCGCTATGTGATCAACGTGGGCGTGCTTACGACTGGCGTCAACATTCCACGCTGGGATGTCGTTGTCTACCTCCGGCCGATCGGTTCGCTGGTATTGTTGGTGCAATCACTTGGCCGGGGTCTCAGGTTGTGCCAGGAAACCGGCAAGACCGATGCGCTGATTCTCGATTACGCCGGCGTCATGTCCCGCCTTGGCCACCTCTACAACTCCCCGATGTTGGAGGAAGCGCAGCTCCAGAAGGCCAAGGAAGACCACGATTTGATCCAGTGCCAGAAATGCTATACCCCTAACAGCAAGTTCGCCCGGCGCTGCATCGCCAAGGATGCAGATGAGCCAGACGGTCGCTGTGCATTCTTCTGGCAATCCCAAAAGTGCAAGCGGTGCGACTGGGAGAATGACATCTCAGCGGTCGAGTGCCGCAACCCTGGCTGCCGGCATGAACTACGCGATCCTAACGCCCAGCTGCTGCACAAGGCTTACTCTGACGATGAGATGGTGCCGGTGGTGCGCATGGACATCAAAGCCACCAAGAACGGCGCTGTGATGGTGCAGTACATCCTTGAGCAGAAGCCCGAATCCGGCTGGCCGACAGAATTCTATGCAGTTTCGCATGACAAAATGTTTCGAGTATGGCAAGCTAAGTTTCTGGCCGCGCATGTTAAATGCCCATCATGGCGCCAGCGGTGTTATTCGATGCGGACTGCTGAGGTTATCTGCAAGAATAAGTCTGTTTTTGACAGCCCATCGCATATAGCCTTTCGGGTTAATGAGCAAGGTAAGCATGTGATCGGGCGTAAACGGTTTTTGAGTGGGAGAGAGGAATTATGAAAAACTTAGTCGGGATAGCACTTGGTTTAGCATTATTTTATTTGTTATCTGCATTTATTACTGGCGACTGGTTGTGGCCATCATTAATGTTTAACGGGATTGGCATCGATTTGATGGACCGGACCATTGCCTTTATATTTGCATCTATTTTCTCGTATCTTGGTCAGCAAATAGCTGAATTTTATTACACATAACAGGTGATCAATATGAAAAACGCAGACGACCCAATCTTGCGCCCGTTTATATCCGACCCGTTGCCACCAAGGCTAACCAAGCGCGATCACTTTGCTGGCATGGCTATGCAGGCGTTGGTAACAAACGAGTTATCAGAGAGCCATCATGATACATGGCCTGAATGCTGTGAATTGGCAGTTGAGATCGCTGATTCTCTACTAGCAGCCCTGGATAAATAATATGCCAAACAACAAAAAGACACGCAAACCACGGTCGGTACGGAAGTCCGCACTGAGCCTGATTCGAGGCTGCCAAATGAGCTGGAGCATCGAAGATCCACTTGCGCCCAAGGCACCGATCAAAAACGAGCGGTTCACGCACAAAAACCCGATGGTCAGACCGCAGCTCGGCCAGATGCGCCGCCAGGTTAAGACCATGGTCGATTCGATGCGGCTGAAGTGGCACATCAAAATAGACTGTGAATTTATGGATGTCTACGGCAAGGCCTATTACAAGCCGGTGGAGATGGTTATACATGGCATTCTTCAGGAAGCCGACGAGGACTATTTGTGCGCGGTTGAGTCGATCTTTAACGATGCCAACATGTCGCAGTATCGAAACACTCACATAGTGGCGACCGTGCTGGGTGACGCGCCAATTGTTGATGGGGATTTTAGCGATGATTGATCCGAAAAACTTCAAGCCATTGGTTCTGGGTAAATCTGACAAATACAGCTGGCGGATATTTAGGTTCCTAAGAAAATATGGCCGCTTTGGGCTTCGTGTTTATCGCGTCGGTTGGTGTCCTCTGGACGGCATAGTTCCGTCTGATAGAGGTCATTTGATGTTTGTGCTGGATGACGGAGATGGATGGCCTATAACCGCAGGAGTTATCCGGGTCACCGTTGTAGGAAATGATGCGTGTGGATGCGTTATCAACTGGAGTGGGAAAAACTGGAATCAACTGGAAAAAGAAGACGTCACAGACTGGTTCTTTCGTGAATACGCCCGCATAGGCCGCTGCCTGTTTCAGCCTGAGTGGTCGCATAACTTCGTCAAAATCAACCGCAACAGCAGGAAGTGCAGGCACTGCGGAGAGATTCATCGCCGAACCGTTGTGACCAAGAAAATCATTAAGCGCGTTGATCAATGGGCCGCCGAATGACAGACCACTACTGCGCCGGCAAAGAAGGCTTCGACAGCAAGACAAAGGCCAACAAAATAGCCCGGCGCATGGGTCGACGCGGTACCCGCCGGGGCCGGATAACGGTCTACCGGTGTACAGGCTGCGGGAAATGGCACATAGGCCAGACGATTATTCTGCCGAGTGACCGAAAATGATCAGAATCTACGACTCAGGATACCGGGGCAAATGCCGCTACGAGGACGCCGAGCACATCGACTGCGTGGCCTGGGTGCGGCATCACCACCTGGATATGGCTAAGCTTCTTCTTCATCCGGCCAACGAAAGCATGATCCCCGTTCAGTACCGATCCAAGCTGTCAAAGCTGGGTCTGCTCACCGGCGCGTCAGATTTGATCCTGCTTGTGCCTCTCTGTAATCACCCTTACGCCCTATTCGAGCTCAAGCGGCGTGATCGTACCAAGTCCCGTCTATCTAAGGCCCAGCGCGACGTGCTGACCGCTGCTGATGGCGTCGGAGCCTTCGCCAGCGTTTGTTATGGATTTGAGGAGTTTAAGAGGGCGTTTATTGAATATACTGATTGACGTTAACCGTTACGTGACTATACTGTCTGACAACAACCAAGGAGAATATTATGACCGACCGGAAGAATTACGAACAATCCCGATTGCGATGCGAATCAGCGGCGACAGAAGTTGCCGCCAGATCTGAACTTGACGGGCTGTTAAGCTATAACGCAGCTATGACCGGCGCGCTGGCTTCAGAGTTGGAGATGACCATCACGGACTACAACCTTCTGCTGGCGCGACACAATGCGCTGATGGAGTCGCACAAATGAACCTACCACCAGCAGTCCAGCAAGCCCAAAACATCATCCTGGGTCAGGAGCAACAATTCAACAGCTTGGTGATCGATGACAAGGTGAAGTTTGCCGCTGAGTCGCAATTTGCATGTCAGCTAATGAGGTCGAACAGCTACCTTGCAGGCATCGCCACCAAGAACCCGCAGAGCATGATCGACGCAGTGATCAATATCGCCGCCATCGGCATCAGTCTGAACCCGGCTCAGAAGCATGCCTACCTGGTGCCAAGAGACGGGAAGGTATGCCTTGATATCTCCTATATGGGCCTGCTGCATATAGCGACCGATAGCGGCTCGATCATGTGGGGGCAGTCTAAGATCGTTTATCAGGGCGATACGTACACCAACAACGGCGTAGAGAAGGCGCCGACGCACACCGCGAACACCTTTGGCGACCGTGGCCCGATAGTTGGCGCATACTGCACGGTCAAGACCGCTGGCGGCGACTTCCTCACCGAGGAGATGAGCATTGAGCAGATCAAGTCGGTGGCCAACCGGTCGGCAGCGTTCAAGAAGAACTCCGGGCCCTGGAAAACCGATTACGATGAGATGGTCAGAAAAACAGTAGTCAAGCGGGCATACAAATATTGGCCACGCTGCGAGCGTATAGCACAGGCTATCGACTACCTGAACAAGTCCGGCGAAGGCATAGACTTCGACAACGAGCGCCGCGCCGCCGGGCCGGTCGATGTGAACCTGACCGCCGAGCAGACCGAGAAAATCAACGAGCAGATCGACGAGCTCGGCACCACCAAGGAGATCGTGCTTAATTTCGTCGGCAGCACCCTGTTCAAGCGGGACGTGCAATCACTCGCGGAGCTGACCAAAGACGAAGCCAGTAAGCTTTCTGATCTACTGAGCCAGCGTCTGGGCCAGCAGAAGCACAAGATGGCGAAAACTATTGATAGTGATGAGGTGTTTTGAGATGTGCATGACTGAAAAGGAACAAAAACTAGCGGCCATGATGCTACGTGATTACGCTGAAATCATTGGGAACCGCTGTTGCAACGATTTCTATTTCCCTGCTGGCTGGGATACCAGCGAAATGACAGCCTTTGTTAAGCAATACCATGAGTATAATGGCGACCCTGAAGAATATGAAATCGGAAATACTCGAATTTCTGATTTCTGCGCTGCGGCACTACTGGCCAAAAAGCTAAACGGAGACACAAAATGACAACGCACGCCGACCTACTAGCCCGACTATCCACCCATGAAGCCCGCCTTGGCTTCAACCCTGCCACTGTAGAGCAGCAAACATTCGACTGGTTCAAGATGCGCCTTGGCGTTATCACGGCCAGCAAAGCACACATCCTGCTGATGAAGTCCGGCAGCCTAACCCGGCAGGGATACATGGCCGAGTTGGTCGCAGAGATCGCCACCGGTGCCCCGCAGGAACAAGTCAGCGCCAAAGCCATGCAATGGGGCAACGACCACGAGCCAGCCGCCCGAGAGATGTACCAGTTCATCACAGGCCGATCGGTTGAGCAGTTACCGTTTGCGTATGGCGACGAAACAATGCGCTCCGGTTGCTCTCCGGATGGGATCTGCGACGATGGTCGAGGCGTCGAGATCAAATGCCCGTTCACCAGCAAGGTGCACATCGAGTCACTGGCGAACAACGTGATCAAAAAGGATTACATCGCGCAGATTGATTTCAGTATGTGGGTAACAAAGCTCGAATGCTGGGACTTCTGCAGCTTCGACCCACGCATGCGCAAGAATAATCTGCACGGGATCGAGAAGGTGAGCGGCCCCGGCGTCAAATTGTTCGATGACGCCGTGCCTCAGTTTATCGAGGAGATGGACCGCATGCTGGATGCGGTCGGGTTTCAGTTTGGGGATCAGTGGGGCTAGCTATTTGTTCACCCAGCCTGTATTTCCAGCGCCGCTTTCCTTAACAGCCAAAGTAAACCCAGCGCCTCCAGTCGTTCTAAGATGCAAAGAACCAACAGGGGCTGTAATGGCCCCCTCTGGATTTGCTCCCGATACCACGATCTTCACGCCAGAGATCAGATTAGTAGTTGCATTAGATAAAGTTAATTGTCCTCCAATTGTCAAATCACCAGGGATTTTGCTATCTCTCCCTGATTGAGGATCGAGTATCATTGTGTCTGTGCCATTATCAATAATGGCACCTGCTGCGCCGTTATCGTCAGGAGATATAATCGTAGTTCGACTTACACCTGCACCGACCCTGATCCTGGCTGTGCTGAATCCATTGATAATATCTGTTCCAATAATTTGAACACCGTCTCCAGAGACAACATCAATGCCTATTAATCCAGGTTGAGCAGAAGAATTCTCAAGAGTACAGCCCATCAGTTTAGAGGCAGGAGCATTTGTTAACTTAACCAACGTCTCTGCATATTGAATAGCTACTGAAGTTAGCTTGCATGTTCCCTGAATATCAAATCCTATGCTTCCTGCTATGATTGGGTCATCAGCAGTAACACCCCAGTAAATACCTCCAATGATATTCCAATCAGCAGATGTGGTTGTTTGCTGTATGCCGAATTTAACTTCATGCCATCTACAGTTCGTGACAGTCCAATACTGAGGATTTCCAGATGCGCCAGTTGTTTTTATTCCTGCACCGACTTTTATCCTCTGGAAATCAACGTTCCTGATATAACCCATATTTGTGCGTTTTATATGGATAGCTGAAGTAACTTGGTTTCCAGACGCGCTTGTATCTTTAAAGGTTATATCTTCTATTACTGGACCTATCCATAAAGTCACAGTAGCACTACCGATGTTCAACATATCAATAGGCTGATCAGTAATTATCCGCGTTCCGTTGATAGCTGGTGCTACACCAAATGTAGATGGATTTACACCTCTCAGAGTGATTCCCTTATTACCAATACCTGTGGTTTCTACATTTATTCCAGAACCAATGTAATAGTCGGAAGAATTAAACAATATAATTGCAGAGAATGGTGATTCAACGTGATCGATAGCTGCCTGTATAGGTGCAGAATCATCAGTTACTCCGTCTTCTACAGCGCCGAACTGCTTAACATTTAGCACACTGAATTGCTGCAGAGTTAATTGTGCCCCTGCAATACCAGTGGTCGCATGATCACCAAAGCCATCAGGACTACCAAGCGCCTCAACAAGATATTTCGCATCACCACCATCATTAGCAGATGTCCTGAATCTGATAAATACGGTATCTCCGATTGATATATCAGTCGCTGCTTTTGCGGTAGCCAGATCGTTGAACGAATGGACCGCCAGAAACCCGAGTTGATTTTGCGTAACACCTTGATAGACGCGCCAGTTTGCAATATCTCCAGCGAATGTTGCACCAGACGTGTGCGCTGTAACGGCGATGTAATAAATACCTGTATCAAGCACCAAGTCCTTGACCTGATAACTAGTCGCAGTTGTCCAAGTGCCACGGTCAACAACAGCAGCGATTGATGCGATAGCCTTGTCGATGGACTGAATTCCCTTTCCTGTTCGAGTTGTAACTACCGCATCCGGCCCGTTAACAATGGAATCCAGCTTTGCAGCATTATCCTGGGCAACATCAAATCGATTATTTGGTACTGGAAATTGTGATAGATCAGTCGCCATCAGAGCACTCCATCCTTTTCATAAATTCGTTCATCATATTGGGCTAGATCAATCATAACACGCCCATCGTTGTCAGGCTTTTTCGATGCGACAGTCCAGTCTGAAGCGTCAATATCACCGACCACGCCGATCAAGTACCGGCTGCCAGCCTGGATGGTAGATCCGTCTGAGACTATCCCGGTCCCGGTAAAGTTTGCGGCAAACCCCTTGGTGCCGGTAACCGTCGCAGATACTGGCCCCAGCGTGACGCCTGTCGAGTCGGTGATGATCGCCACAAGCGCCCCGGCCGGAAGTTCATCAAGCCTCTCGCTGGTCGTGTAGTCGTTGCCGCTAATGGTTCTGATCTCGCCCTCACTGATATCGCCGTCATAGATATCAGACCACCCAACTCGGTCACCCAGGTCCACCAGCATACCGTCACTCAACACCCGGTCGGATACTGTAAACCGCTGCCGCAGTATCTTCCTGACCTCAAGGTTTGCACGATCTGTAGCCTGGAGTATATTACGGCAACCGGCCAGATCAATTCTTGATGGCCTGGACCCGGTCTGCCCTTCAACGATTACATCAGCAACCGTGTCAATTCGGCGCTTTATCTCTGCCCGCTTGTTGGTCACTGGATCAGTGAACCTAAGCGCCACGCTGTCGAAGTCCTTTGGCCGATGAAGCCTAATGTTCTGCTTTTGGTTATCGCCGCTAGCGATGTTCCGGCGGTTGAATAATGCCGTCCTGGCCCCACGTATTTCATCCCTGAAGAACCTCCAGATCTGACCGTCGCGATACACACCCACCCTGGCCGCGTTGCACATGGTCTGCACCCTCACGCCAAGACTGATGTCCTGATCATCAAGCGTAAAGTCGAAGCGTCCAAGCTGCTCGTCGGATAATCCGTCCTGGATGGCAAACAATGAGGCCAGATCAATCTCATCAAGCGGGCGGCCGGCAGAAACGTTCAACTGATACAGCACAGCATCAGCGAATTTTTGAGTGGGTGTTAGTGTTGCATTAA